GCCAAATATACGCGAGAAGCGTGGAAATGGTATTGATTGGGATAGTTTCCAACAAGTTGTTCCAACGGTTTCTACTGTTGGCGGACCTAATAATTACCAACAACCTGAACAGGTAGTTGCCTCAATAAATAAGAATGTGAGATTTTTGTCCATTGATGGAAAAGACAATCATAAAACGCACGCCATAGGCGTGTGTCAAGATTTAGTTATCCTAAATAGACATAATTTTGATCATCCTGACGAGGATGGTTTGTTTCATATCACTTCAAGATTGAAACAAGGCCATGATACCTCTATTATTAGAACTATCATAGATTCTAATGAGATTTACTCTCTGGCAGAAGATTTGGTTCTAGTCAGATTGAGAGGACAAAGATTTCGAGATATACGAAATCTTATACATACGAAATATATTAATTTCGGTCTATTTACCACCTTGAAGGGGTATATTGGAAATACTCCTACAAGGATACGTAGTATGGGTTCGCCAATGTGCTATCCACAGGATGGCAATAATATAACGTTGCATAATTGTGTTTGTTATGCTTGGCCTGGCCATAAAAGAGGGGATTGTGGAACACCCCTAATACTAACGGCCAATAACCAAACTATGCTGATAGGTATACATTCTGCAGGATGTCGTGTTAATGACACTTCATATGCAGAAACATTTACTTTAGATCAAGTTGAGGCTGGAGTGAAATACATGAATGAGAATAGCTCTGTGTCACCTGTTTTATCTGAGGGTTCCTTACGAGTTCCCATCAAAAATGGTGATATAACATCTGTTTCACATAGGTCTCCACTTTGTTATGAAGATGTTCCAGGTCTGAGGGTGATTGGATCACTCAAAAACTATGTACATATTAGTCCGAAAAGGTCTCAAGTGAGACTGACTAAATTGTCTAAATATGCTAAAATATTGTCAGGCACTACTTTGGAAGATGAAAATGGTAATCCTAAGTATATGCCACCGCAGATGAAACCACGTATTAAGAAAGTGGTTGACCTAGATGGCAATGTTAGTACACAGTATATTGCTCCGTATAATCTTTTCACAAAGAAGGTTGGAGTTGTTAAGAAATCGTTAGACCCACGTATAATGCGTTTGACGATTAATACCATTAAAAATCATGTTATATCTAGCCTTAAAGCTAAAGGTATAACAAAGATTCATCCTGTTCCGCTTGAAGTGGCACAGAATGGCTATCCGAAAGATTTTTATATGCGTTCCATGAAGAATTCCACTTCAGGAGGTTTCGCTTGGCAAGGCTCTAAGTCCAATTATAACTCACCTATTGAGTTAGATTGGAAACAGGACGCCGTTATGCCGAACGAGGATGTAAAAGAATCTATTGCGG